ATTGATAAGTTTAGTAATATTGATATACCTACAAATCCTTATGATAGATTATTAGCTACTTTAAAGAATGTTACACAGGGTATACTAGAAGTAGTTAATAAGGCAGTAGTCCCATTAATAGATTTTTTAAGTAAAAGTCCGACGGCTTTAACAGGCGTAATTGCTGGATTAAGTATACTGATCTTACGACAAGCACTTCCAGTTTTTACAAGTTATCGTGAAGCTATGCAGAAAGCTACGGCAGAAGCAGCACTTTTATCAGAAGAAAAATTAAAACAAGCACGTAGATCCCTAGAGTTAACTAGAAAAGTAAAAGCTGATGAAGTAAAACTAGAACTGGATAATATTGCACAGATTAAAGCTGAACAAGTAGATGCTGCAGAAAGCGCATTAAGGTCGGTAAGTAAAAGAGGGATATCCAAGGAAGTTCAAACGATTCTTCGCAAACCAGATATACTAAGTATTAACGAAAAAGACTTATCTGTATTAGATACTCTAGGCAGTAAACAAACTAAAGTAGCTGCACAGTACAGGCAGTTAGCTCTAGCTATCAGAGAAGCACAAAGCGCTAATGAAAGATATATGTCTGGAGTAGCTGCTGCAAATGAGAAAGTTAATGCTCCTGCAAGATTCGGATCTGCTGCTGACGCAGCTCAAGTTAAATTAGAAAGTGCTCGTAGACAAGCAGCAGCAGCTAATCTAGTAGGTAGTGTAGGAGAAACTGCTTCAACAGTAGGAACTATAGCCGCTAGCAAAGAACTGCTTTCCGGACTAAAAACCGAAAAGCTTGGATTATTTCGTGGAGGCTTAGCTGCTGTAAGTGGAGCAGCAAGCATAGCAGTAGCAACAATAAGTAATTTAACAGCAGTATTTAGCAAATTTCTTGGAACACTGGCTATAGCAAGTATAGCTTTTGAAGCATTAGATTTCCTATTTAGTAAAAATGCAAAAGAACTCGATGTTTTTAAATCAGGGTTAGATAACTTAGCTGAAGCTACAAAAACTGCTACCAATGTTTCCGAAAAATTTGGATCAACACTTAGTACTGATAGTATTAATGCAAAAGCCAACGCTTTCGCCAATTTAACCGAAGGCGTAAATCAAACTGTAAATCAATTACGTTCAGTTAATGCTGTATCTAGCGAGTGGGATAAGTTTATAGATGGCTTCAAAGTAATTTGGGGTGGAAATATACGTAAACGTTTCGAAGTAGGATTTGTAGATAGCATTGCAGCTGCAATCAAAACGGCCCCTGAAGGTAAAGTAAAGTATGAGCTCGAGCAAAAACTAGGTACTTTATTAAAAACAGATAATCTTGGTATAGAAGGAATTGCAGAAGCTGTATCAGAAGTACCTACTGATAAATTAGTAGATCTTTCTCGTAACGTATCAGTAATATTAGATGAAAGCGATAAAACACTTAAAAAAGCTCAACTAGTTACACAAAATGTAAAAGAAACTGGTAAAAATGCTTCTGAAGCATTTTTAACTTTTTCCAATAGCGTTTTTGGATCCAGTCCACTAGAAACTTTTTTACTCGCTTCTACTAAAAATATTGTTGCTATACGAGATGCATTAAAAGACTCAACAGGAGCAGCCGCAGAATTTGCTAATATTGCTTCAGGTGCTACTAAGTTAGAATTTTTGCCTGAACAAGCAATTGGCGATTTGCAAAGAATTACTCAAGAATACAACTTGATCAACAATGGTTTAAAAAATCAAGCAAACAATCTTGATCGCGTACGCGAGCGCATTAACGAAATATCCAAACTACGCAGCAGTTTTAGCTTTATGTCTGCCAACAAAGTGCAAGCTTTGGTTAGTGAACAAGAGTCTTTACAAAGAAGTTTACCAAAACTTCAAGCTGATGTTACACAAGTAGAACTAGTGTTAAAACAAAAAGCCAAAGAAGCTGGCGAAGTAATGGCACTGGCAGTTGGTAAACAACTCGAATTAGTGTTTCAACAAACAAAGTTACGTTTACAGCAATTAGACGTTGGATTTCAACAACAAGTGGCGGCTTTAAATCCTGTAAAAACAGCGGCAGGGATAAAAGAGCAAACTAGTTTGGCTGTTCGTGGTATACAGATAGACATTCAATTAAGAAAAAGCAATGAAAGCTTAATTAATTCCATCGACTTATTAAGAGTACAGATGGAAGTTACAACTGCAAAAGAAGCGCTCGATGCTGCAAAACTAGAAGCAGGCCCTGGAGCAACAGCTCTGCGTACTGAAAAAGAACAAAATCTTTTGGCAGCAGAAAATAAACTAGCAGCTTTAAAATCTGGCAAAATGGCTGATCTACAAAAATATGCTGCAACTGATCCAGGTATTATTCAGTCTGCGCAACGCCGACAAAGTTCGGAAGTGCTAAACAGAGAACAAGCTAATAAGATACGAATAGAAGAACTAAAAGGCGAAATAGCATTAAGTGACCTTGTTTTCGATAATAGAAAACAATCTTTAGAGTTCGCCAGACAAGAAGCACAGCTTAAATTAGAAGAGAAAAAACGTACTCCTGGTTTTCTCGGCGGAGAGCCAGCGGCATTAGCCGCTGTAAAAGCCGCAGAGGAAGAATTAGTAAAATTCCTGGAACCAATAAACAAAGCATTAGATGTTTTAGGTATAGAGCGGGAAGAAGCTGTAGCAAATATAGCTTTAAAACTAGGTAAAGATCAAGCAGTTAAAGATGAAGTCGCAGCAACTCTAGCACAGCGAAAACAACGTCAAACAACACTTTCAGGCTCTAAAGGTGTTGTTGCAGTCGGTACAGCTGAGTATAACTCAATGTTGGCTCAAGCTGCTGTATTTGATGCTGAGCGTGTGCGCTCCGAAGAAGAAAAAATGATGTTTGCTAAAGCCAATTATGATACTGGTGTAGCTAGCATTAATTCGGCAAAAGAAGAGCTAAACCTTTTAGCTTCACGAGGTGCAATAACAGAACAACAAGCAGCAGCTAAAAATCTTGTATTAACTACACAACAAGCAGAACTAGACCTAACACAGAAATTAAAAGAAATTGAAAAAGCCCGATTCTTAGCGCAACTAGAATATTCTAAGAAAGTTTTAGAGTCTGGCGAGGAAGAATCTACTGAAATGCTTGCACAGTACAATATGATTCAGTCTAGAGCTGCTTTAGAAACTGAGGCAGCCGAAAGAGATTATCAAGCAAAACTTAAAACAGCTAATATTACCGCTTCACTAGTAGACCGTCAATCACAATATGAACAGGTATTTAAAAATAGTTTTGAAAGTATGACTGATGCTATTGTAGATTTTACTAAAACAGGTAAACTTAACTTTAAGAGCTTAATAGATGGTATGATTGAAGGTATTTTACGTGTAGAACTTAAAATGCAAACACAATCCTTATGGGCAAATCTAAGGCCTGGAATTATGAATTCATTGTTTGGAATTACAATGTCCCCGGAGCAATTAGCTACTTCTGCAAACGCATTTAATATAAATGCTAAAGGTAATGTGTATGATACAGGACTACAAACTTTTGCAAAAGGTGGAATGTTTACTAATTCAGTTGTAAGCTCTCCTACTTTATTCAAATTTGCACAAGGTACTGGACTAATGGGCGAAGCAGGTCCTGAAGCTATTATGCCCCTAAAGCGTGATAGCAACGGAAACCTTGGTGTTCGCGCAGGCGGTGGCGGAAGCGTAGACGTAGTCGTTAACAACTACGGAAGCGAAAAAGCAGAAACTCGCGAAACTGTTGATAGCCGTGGTAATCGTAAGATTGAGGTTATTATTGGTGACATGACAGCTGGTGAAATTGCCCGCAATGGCAGCGCTTCGCAAAAAGCTATTCGTGGAACCTTTGGACTACAGCCTCAATTAATTAGGAGATAATTATGGCGTATACATATATTTGGCCAACAACGCTACCGCAAAGTCCACAAAAAGGATTTTCTGAATCTATAGGAGCCTTAATTATAAGGACTCCTATGGATGCAGGTCCTGCAAAAGAACGTTATCGTGGTCGTAGACCAAGTACAATGGACTTAACGTTTATTATGAAAACTGCACAAGTTGCTGATTTGGAAACATGGATAGTAAATACTCTTCGTGGCACTGCGCGTTTTGGTTTTCCACATCCCCGTACTGCTACGGTTGTAGAAGCCCGCATAGTTCCTCAAGGTGATGGCGAACTATTTAAAACAACCTACATAGCGCCAGGATACTGGAACATATCACTAGTTTTTGAGATCTTACCATGAGCAGACTAACCACAATGTCGCCAGACGCAATTCGTGCGATTTTCTCGCCGGAAGCAGACAGCGACTTGCTTTTCTTGTTAACAATTTATGACCCTGTTAATCCAAGCACAGTAGTTGCACGATTAGCAGACGGTTATACAAAGCGTATTAGTGAAACTGCAGACGAAGTTGTTTATGGTGTAACTAGTAATAGCCAAGATTTTATTTTCTTGCCTATGGAAATTTCACTGCCAACTGAAGAAGAAGCACAAGCTCCTCGTTGCTCAATCATCCTACGCGATGTTACACGATATGTAATACCTATTATACGAACTATTGTAGGTCCACCTACTGTAAAAATGGAGTTAGTACTATCTAAAACTCCAGACACCGTAGAGGCTAGTTTTGCTGGTTTTTACATCAGTAATTTTTCTTACAATGCTGACTCAGTGACTGCAGACCTATCTATGATAGATTATGAACGTGAACCGTTTCCAATGCACTCATTTACTCCAGCATATTTTCCAGGAATGTTCTAATGTGGCAAAATAAATACATAGGCATACCTTTCCTAGATAAAGGTAGGGATACAAACGGCATTGATTGCTGGGGGTTAGTACGTCTTGTTTATAAGCAAGAGTATAATATTGATCTACCTAGTTTTAGCAGTGAATACGAAGCTGACGATACTGAGCGTATGAGAGATATGCTTGCTCAGTACAAAGAAGGCTGGGAAAAGATCGAAGAACCTGTAGAAGGTTGCATTGTATTATTTAATATTTTTGGTATAGAATCACATATGGGTATTGCTATCAGCAGTACCCACTTTTTGCATGCGCGTGACAAATACACTAGCGCAATTGAATCTTTTGAATCTGTGGGTTGGCGTAATCGCATCACAGGGTTCTACAAGTACAGCGAGAGTAAAAGCGCAATCTTAAATGTTGTGCCACATCCGCTACGTACAGAACGGTTTACTGTACCTATTTTACCAGGTACAACGCTTGACAAGTTGGCTAACTGGATTAAGTTTGAGTATAAAATTGCCGAAGAATTAGCCAGCAAAATTACTATTTTGGTAAATGGTATTGTTGTAGAGCAATCTAAGTGGCATACCACAGCGCTAAAAGATACAGATCGTGTAGAGTATCGTGCTGTACCTGGTAAAGGCAATACATTACGATTAGTACTAACATTAGCATTGGTAGCTGCCAGTGGGGCATTAACTCTTGCAGCAGGTAATGCCCTTGGAATAGCGGGGGCTACTGGAGCAGGAGCTACTGCCGCAACTTTTGCCAGCGCTAATATTATTGCATATACTGCTATTTCAACTGGCGTTATGATGGTTGGTGGAGCACTTATAAATGCTATTTCACCAATTCGCCCACCAGATATTAATACACCTGGAACAAATATTCAGCAGTATATGGTTAGTGGTGGTGCAAACCAAGTACGTCCCTATGAAGCTATTCCTGTAATCTTAGGTAAAGTAAAAATAACTCCTCCGCTTGGCGCCGTTAACTATCTTACTTATGAGAATGATACTGAAAGCTACCTTTCAATGCTTTTGTTGTGGGGATACGGTCCACTAAACATTGATGCTAGTA